CACCAAGTGAGTGCCAGAACGATGTGTTGTGGATATCAAACGACTGTGGAACACCATCCACCATGACGGTGATACTGCGTTTGGTTGCACTCGGCCCAACTGGCTGCTCAGGTGTGATAGGCACACCACTGTTAGAACCACGCGGCAGAAACTGCTCAGGAGTGCTCGTGCTTACGACCTTTGGGAACGCAGGATTAGTCTCCTGCAATCGCTGCGCTTCGAGCAAGAAACTGCGTCGCCACTCATTCAGTTGCATCTCCTTGATCGAACTGCCGAAGTGATCGATCATCGCCTGCCATGCTTTAGCAGGTGGCGTGTTGCCATATCCTGTGCCTGGATCACGTATCTTGTCATCCCACGAATGCAGCCGATTGCCTTGTGTATCCAGTGTGGGCATGAAGTCGGGATACACAGTGCGTGCACGGTTAGCCTGCGCTGCCGAGATGTTGCCGTATTTCTCAGCCCTGTCTATGACAGACATCTGCAATGCTTTGTTGGCCTCCAGTGCAGCCTTCACTACTGGGTCTCGCTCAGCGAACAGCACAGCATCACGCATGGCTGGTGTTGATATGTTCGGGAAGCTGACACGAACCGCTCTGTCTGTGGCGTCTGACCACATGATGCCGTTGTTCGCGTTCGCTCTAATGTTCGCGTCACGCAGGTTCAGTTCACTCTTATACCACGCNGCNCCATCNAACAACTGCTGCTGCGTCGGTGTCAATCCNTCGATGGTGCGCTTGTAATCTACCACCTTCGGGAAGACATGCCCTGTTCCCTCCTCNACACCAGTCCTAAACAGTCCCTCCATCCTNCGCTGCGCNTTGGCTGGGTTGTTGATCAACTCNTTNGTGGCAACACGCGCNTCTGCTTCNGCAGCCGTAGGTGANACCATCGGNGANCNNACATACTCGTTCAGCACTGCATTGGGATTGACGTTGCGCATAGCCCATTGCCGCGTCCAACCACCTGCATCATTAGGCAGTGGCATCTCAACGGCTCTGGAACCACCCATACCACCTGTGCGCAATGCCTGTTCAGCCACACCTGCATCGCGTGGTATCTGACGAATGAGGTCTGCAACGTAGTTGATGCCCTTTGGTCCTGCTTTGGCAAGCGCCCATGCAGCCCCAACTGCTGCTGTGCTATAGAGCAGCGTCTTACCAATCGTCCAACCCCAATCATTATCTGGCGTTGGTGCTGCAACACCAGGTCGTGCACCGATTGCAACCTCTGGGTTCGCCACACCAGCATATGGGTCAGGCTGTGCTGCAACTGCTGCTTCAGGATTAGCTATACCTGCGTATGGATCACGTGCTGCCTCTGCCTTAGTTGGTTGTGGCTGCACCTCCGGATTAAGGACGCCAGTATACGGATCAGGCTTGTCCTTGTCTGCTTCCTGCTTCAGTAGTTCAGCACTGCCACCAAGCAATGCACCAACCGGTGCTGTCTTCGTAGGTGGACCAGCGAACTTGAGTGTAGTGCCTACTACTTTAGGTAGGCCGCCAATCTCTGGAACAACACCAGTTGCACCTTGAGCAAATCCAATGCCGAGGTCTTGTGCTTTCTGCTGTATCTCGTTGGTTGGAGCATCTACAGGAAGTATCTTCTTCGCTGCTTCTACACTCTGCTTGTTCAGTTCGTCAGCAGCAGCATGCCCAGGTATAACGAAGTCAGGTTGCGCTGCTGCTTCTTTCACCATCTGTTGGTGTGTAGCTTCGTCAACAAGCGGCTGACCAGACTCAGGATCAACCTGCACAGGGTTCCTGCGCACCGCATTGCCCGCCAGTTCAGCAAGCCCTGAACCCATGCTATACAGGTATGTGCCTAGTCCTGGCAGATAACTGCTAGGCGCACGCCAGTCCGCACCACCAACAACAGGCGGCACAACTTGCGACGCAGCACCGATAGTCAGGCCACCATGTATAGACTGCTGTATCTCTAGAGCTAGACGCTCTAGTTCTTCATCACTCATGGGTGCAAGGTTTGTAGCGGCCATGGATCAGTTCTGGATTGGATAGAAGTGTCCCGATGCGCCTTTGACCCACAGCTTTCCATCTGACGTTGCATGTGTGTTATAGACAGTGCCGTCCATGCCTGCCTTCACATCAGCAGCCATCCTCGCTGCATTTGGGTTAGTCTTGCCATCCTGTGTTGCTCTGTCTATTGCAATGGTAGCAGCGCCTTGCGCCATGCTACCCACTCGACTGTTCGTATCCAACTTCACTGGTGTTGGTTGCGCCGATGTATTCGCGGGTTGCGCTGTGGTTGCTGGCTTGTTTGCAGCAGGATTGGGTTTCAGGGTAGAGCCGCTTCCACCACCACTACCATCACCGCCCCCTGCACGGCGATCCCTGATCCTTTGGTTCCGCTCTGCTATTCTCTGTTGCTCTGCTTCAACCTGATCCACCGGCACACGTGTGCTGGTGCTGGTCACATTACCATATGCATCAGGTGCTGATTGATTTGATACGGTAGTCAGTTGGGGCTTCGCTCCACGTGCATTTGCAGCAGCAAGTCCATACTGTCCACGTATAGTCGCTGCCTGTGCCAGTGCTGGTCCCTTGTTCGTGAGTTGCACGTTCGGTGGTAGTCCAGGGATCACAGCATTTGGGTTAGCGACCTGATATCCACCCTGCGATCCCTGGTTCAGTCCTGTCATGCCTGCTTGGAATGTCTTCGCATCCTCAGCTTGTTGTTGCCGCTGGATCGTATCAGCCACAACGCTAGGATCGGCACCAGCAAGTCCTGCTGAATATAGCGGCGATGATGCCATGATACCAAGTGTGCCAGCCTTGTTCATCTCAGGGATGGCTTTCAGGTATGCTTCCTGCATCTGCTGCCGAAGCTGATCGTATGCGAACTGGTGCTCTTGTGCCAGGTTCTGTCCATATACATTGCTCTGAGCCAGACGCTCATTCCGATACATGTCCAGCATCTGCTGCGCTTCGGATTGGCTACCACCAACCGCAAGCGGAGCAAGTGTGGACTCAATATTCCATGCATCCGTGGCTGCTGGATTACCTGGATTGTAACTAGCGAGTGGCATAGCTAGCTCCTACGCGGTCTGATACGTGTTCAAGGTATTACCTGACCACGGGTCAGTGGAAGGTGTTGTGTCGCCTTGGTTGGTGCTAGTCCCGCTGCCCCACCACCCGGCTTCCTTACCAGCCTTGTATAGATTGGAGATACTGCCACCTGGACCTGCTGCCGTTCCTATATTGCTGAGCAACGTTGCCATTGCGTTCGTGCCATAGTTCGGATCAGCAATGCTCTTACCAGCAACACCGTATGCGGCATTCAACTGCTTCGATGCTTCGTTCGCACCTGCCATGCCATATACCGGTGCGATACCTGCACTCGCGGCACGCTGCGACATCACCTGCGCCATCGTGTTATCGACGTTTGGTGCGTTCACGTTGGAGTATTGGAATTGCGGCGTGGCTAGTGTCCGCGCATTCCCTGCACTCTGCTCCAATCCCTGTCTACGTGCCTCATTGATTTGATCAACGCTGGTCATGCCCTTGATCTGCGCATCGATCAAGCTCTGTCGCAAGTTGGTCGCTGCATCTCTGCCGATCTGGCCCAACACCGGTCCCGCACTGGTGCCTGTGCGTGCGAAGCTGCGCAGTGTATCCGCAACCAGTGGATCAAACACTGCCTTGTTGGCGAGTGTCGCCTGTTGATCCAGTAGACCAACAAGTTGATCACTGCCCATTGGTCGGAAGCCAGCCAACTCACGCTGTGCTGCATCCGCAGACGGTGCTGCACGTGCTGCGCGCAGTGCTTCCTGTTCATTCGCGAACTGTGCCTGCCGCAGATCAGTGGTGTTGCGCAGGATTGCTGCCTGCATCGCAGCAGTGTTGGCACGCTCAGGCAACTGACCTTGTGTGCTGATCCACGTGTTGGTAGCAGGATCATACCGTGTCCCACCACCATACGCATCCTGTGTGCCTGCGACACTGCGTTGATTGATCAGTGCCTGAACCAGTGCCTGATTGCGCTGGTTCGCAGCAGCTTGGTTAAGTGCTGCCCACTGTAGCGACTGATCCTGCTGTTGCGCCTGATTAGTTTGACCAGCACGCATCCCACTCGAAGCGAGATTTGCTATCGCACCGACAGCCGCAATCGTTGGTGTGATCCATGCCATCAGGCGATTTCCTTCAGGTATCCCTGCTCGATCAGTTTATAGCCCAGCTTCGGGAACAGCGGTTCTTCTTCCTCGTAGCATGTCCTGAACTGGTGCGTCACGAACTGTACACCTCTGTTACGCAGCAGCGGTTCGGCATTCTCTACCAGTGCACGACCGATGCCCTTGTTACGCTGATCCAGTCGCACAGCTAGGATGTCGCACGCCGCGTTGATTACACCAGTGTGGTGCAGGTGCTGATAAATGTGATACATCACAAACCCGAGTAGCTCACACTTGTCATCACGTGCTGTGAGCACCATCANGNTNCCNNCCTTCTCCAACTCGATATACGTGCGCCACTGCATGTGCAGCGGTGGCAGTCCTTCCTTCGCCTTCGTGCGAGCGAAGTAGTCCTGTAGCAGTCCATCGAGTTGCGAATATGCCTGTGCAACTGGTTCGATGCTGAAGATCATCACCAAATCCTACCACCACCGAACAGCAACACGATCAGCAGCAGCAGCACGATGATGCCGATGCCGCCGAAGCCACCCGGCCCATAATATCCACCGCGATAGCCGTAATAGCCGCCACCGACGCCAAACAGCACAATGACGATCACCAGGAGCAGCAGGAGATTCACGGCGCCTCCTCGAAATAGAGCTTCAGATGCTCCAGGGCGTCACCGCAAATGGTCGCATACCCGTAGTTAGTCGCCGCCTTATCGTCGGCACCCCTCGCGTGGTGATGCTCAGCGTAGCGCGTAAACTGCGCCTCCGCAGCCCGCAGCNCCGTCATCGCCTTCGCAATAGCCGAACCACTGGCAAGCTGCTCAGTCACCGCACACCTGGCCCCTGGATGGCGAAACCAAACACCGCCCAGCCTAGAATGAACAGCAGCACAAACAGCCACAGACCGTTGAACCGTGGCAAGTGTGGACTGCTAGCATACGGTCCCCAATACCCACCGATCCAGAAGATGATGGCGAGCAACATGATCAGCCAGTAAATGAACCCTATGGGCATGTTAGAACGCTCCTACATTGCCGAGGCCGCGCTTCTGTTGTGCTAGCGTATCCTCTGGTGTGAAGGCAGGTGACGTGCCCTGCACACCACCGGCCGGGTTAGCAGCGTTCGGGTTGGTCGCACCTTGCACTGCACCGCCAGCGTTAATCAGATCACTGAGGTCAGCGAACTTCGTTTGTCCAACTGCATTACGCAGTGCACCACCGAAGTCACCCAGGTAGCCTTGCGCCTTACTTGCAGCCGCACCAGCATACGTGCTCGGATCGAAGGTGGACGTGAGGTTCAGGTTGTTCACATCGCTGCGTGCACCACTGATGTAGTCATCCAGTGATTTGCGATCCGTGGACAGGATACCAGAACCCAGTGTATTCACCGTGTTCATGGCAGCAGCTTTCTTCTGGTTCAGTGCATCGAGTGCTGCATTGTATCCTGCACCGGTCAGTGTGCCACGCTTCTGTGCATTCGTCAGCCCAGACATCAGTGGATCGAACTGCTCATTCACCAGCCCACTCGCATACTGCGCTGTGGTCGTGTCAGGCAGCAAGTTGGTCGTGTAGTTCGGTGTGAATGTCTGGTTCAGTGCATTCGTTGCCTGTGTGCGCTTGCCACTCACGATGTTGTTGATGATTGTCTGACCGAGGTCAGGCGAAAACGCAGCAGCAGGATTCGGGTCCAAGTCCTGAATTGTGCTAAGCTGCCGCTCCAGTGCTGGATTGATATCGCTTGTTATGTATTGACTTGGATCAGCGCCCTGCTGTTGGAAGTTGCGTATTATAGTATCATACGCATTCTTGTATGCAGCAGTCCTGTTGGTTAAGAATGTAGACTCTTTATTCGCAGCAGTCGTCGTTGCCTCAGCTTTGGCTGCATCCGATGTTGCCTTCTCTTCGGCCTTTCGCTGATCAATTTCAGCGTTCAACTGCTCCTGCGCAGATGGACCCTGTGATCCCTGATCCGCAGGTATGAATGCATACCCACCACCGGGCATCGGCATCCAGCCTGTGCGTCCACCTGTTATTCCTGCTGGCTTGTCAACAAACGATTTACCACTGACAGGATCAGTCAGCACAACCGGTGGCGGTGGCTGATACGCTTGTGGACTACCACCACCACCACCTCCACCTTTCCCACCACCACGTGCTACATGCACATGCAGCGGCTGTCCACCTTCGCTAAACATCACGCTGCCCTCTCATACTTGTAGATAGTGCCAAACCGAGTGAAGCCCATGTGCCGATACAGTGCATCGACAGCCACTGTGCGGATACCAGCCACGTCCCCAGACTGGACAAGTATAGCGCCCTTGTCATCGAGGCACCAATTAACAAAGCCACGCATGAGACGCATGCCAATCGCCGCACGCTTCGGTGTGCCTTCGCGAACATACCACGCATCCTCGACACCCATCAGTCTGGGGCTGAAGTAGAACGTCACGATCTTGCCGCACACCGCACCGACATAACCACTTGCGTCACGTGCCAGTCGGAAGTAGTAGTTTGGATCATCCATCACACTGATCATCGTGTGTCGGCAGTATGCCCAATCGAACACAGGTCCATGTTGACCATACGTGCCTAGTCCATGCAATTCTTTCGCCAACCCAACCGCATACGCAAGGTTGTCATAGCTCAGGGGCACGATCCACTCAGCATGGACTGTGGAGGACATCAGCGCCTGATCCCACCATGCACATATGCTATCGACACACTGATGAACTTCAGCTTCTTGCTAGTCGTGCCGAAGAACTGCAACTTCATCAGCTTGAATTTCGTGGTCCAGGCAAACAGACGCTCGTCCGATGAGCGGCGTCCACCGCCGAACGGCGCGTCGCCATACGGGACATTGCCGTATCCCCCTGCACCACCGCCCACGAACGTCATGCTGAGCATAGGATGTTCGACGCCTTGCTGAGAGATGATGTTGTCTACAAACGCCTGACATGTGAACTCCGCATCACCCTGCGTATCCATGGCAATGTAGCGCGTCTGCTTGACATCCATGCGACGCTTGAAGTCGGCCCATGGCAGTTCCCACTCGAAGGTGATCGGTGCACCATTGCCACTGTTGATCGCAGGATCAGCAAGCCAATCAGCATTGACGGTCGGGTTGTCGAAGTCATACGAGTAGAGCTTGTTCCCCTGTGCGAAGATGATGTTCTGCAACGCAGTGCGACACGCAGCCTGCCATTTCCATCCACGTAGTCGCGCCCACGCCTGTATCTTCAAGCCTGGGATGTTGGTGTAACTGAAGCAGATCGTCTCCGTCACCGTCACACCATCAGCAGCGAATGATGGCACGAACAGCATGTAGCGGAAGTTGCGCAGATCATAGACTGCGAACACATACTTGCTGATCTGTGCTTGCGTCAGTGGCTGGATCATGGCAGTCGTCAGTGGATCGATCAGGTGACTGGCGCGTATCGGTCGCAGCGTGTTGAACATCGTCACGCGCGTGATCGAATTCACTCCCACATTGTCGCAGTAGAATGTATCGTCTCCCACTGAGACGAGCGAGCGGTGCGTGAGACACCCATACTCTTCGATGAACCCGTCGTCGGAAGGAGTGTGCACGCTAGGCGATCCGGTATAGATGCCAAGGTTAAGCGGTAACACTCCCCGCTCGAATGTAACCAGGAGCTTGTCACGATAGGCCACCATCCCCGTGATAATACTGCTGCCGAGAGACACACGAGGGCCAAGATCAAGAACAACAGCGTCGTTCGGTGCCGGATCGCCAAAGTATGTCCCACTCGTTCCACGTGCACTGATGTAGATGCTGCTCGGGTTGGTCGGCACACCAGCGATCACGGTATACTGTGCATGAGCAATCACATACTTGCCGATGGGCGTGTTGACATTCGACAGCGTGGCGAGATCAACGAGATACTGCGCTTGCATGTAGTTCGGGTTGGTTGGATTACCACTGATGATCACCGGCTTGTCGCGACCGTTGCAGATGATCAGGTCATTGTTGAAGATTGTGAAGTTGACTTCAACGCTACCTGCTGCCCATGGCCTCGCACCAGTGATCAGCAGTCGTGTAACCACACCATCACCACGGACCAAACTGAACTCACCACTATACTGCACCGTCACCACGGTGTTGTTGAAGTAGTAGCAGTTGATGATGTCGCTAGTGTCAGTCAACTGGTTGGACCGCAGCCGTGTGCCTGGACGGATACTGAGCGAGCCATCAATCGCACGCTCAAGGTTGTCCAACACCTTAGAATACTTCGGTGACATATTCAGATCAGTGTCGGTGACGTTCAATCCGCCCTCGAACGATCTCACGGTCGAGATTTGCAAGTTCGACTGCGGCTGTTGACCGCGTGGGTTCAGGTTGCCACTGGTCTTGGAGAGATACACTACTTTACCTCCGCCTCAGAGATCGGCCGATGCAGAATAGGTGCCAAGCCACGCCCAACCACCGTTCGCGCCCGAAACCGCATTGGGCCGTCCGAACATGGCGTTATCCGCCAGCAATGTTCGTGCTCCCATGCCGGTTGAGACACTATCCGCTGTCACTACCATCGTCGGTATCGCTCGCATGGCAACGGGGAATGTCCAAGAGCTTCCCACACTTATAGCGGTAGCTGGTGAGTAACCCTGCCAAGCGAATGAACCGACATGATAAAATCGCTGGCAATTCGCCAGATCATAGCGCAGATCGGGCTTCTCCAACGGCGTTGCCACCGATCCAATCTCTAGCTGGATGCCCCATAGCGAGATGCTTGCGGTCTGCACGCCGACATTGCCACTCTCTACTGCAGTATTTGACCCGGCAGAGAACCACAGCCGCAGCGTTGTGCTATCGTTACCGGCAGTTCCTAACGTTTTCCCTGCGCTTGACGGCAAGGTGAATGTCATTGAGTAGCGTTGCCACGACGTTGATAACGTAAACGCCGGCTGGCCATTTACCGTTACCGCCGCCGATGGTGAACCGCCAGTGCCGAAAATCTGCACAATGCTTGCGCCGAGCTTGGGTGTGCCTGATCCAGCATTAGCATAGAGGGACAGAGTGACCGTCTTGCCCGCTAGTCGGCGCACACCTTCGATGGGTTGCTGCAAGAAGTTGTAGTCACTAGCACCNNCTGTGCCNGCNAAATTGTNGTTGAGATAGGTCGTCGCGGCCTCATCACCGATNTGCGTTCGACTGCCGTCTGGCATTGCACCGAGTGCAACTGTGCTAC